GTAGATACCGTTATCATCGATAGCTACCGCGCCCATTGACATCATTGATGTTGCTAAGTGAGATACTTTCTCAGCAACATAGTTTACTTCAGTTTGAACGTCAGAGTTCACACCGATACCTACAGCAGTTGTATGGTAAGCAAAGTTCTTGCCTCCTGCTACAGCAGACGTTGAGAAGATCTTGAAACCCAAGAACTCTTTCATTGTCATGCCACCTGCAAATGGTAAGTTTTGCGGGCCAACAAAGTCTGACGAGGCAAACTCATTGATTGCAAACAAATCAGCATAACCTGCAGGAGACATCGCAAGATAGCGTTGTCCGTCTTCTGGAACATCTGCCGTACCCATTGTTTCAAACAATGATAGAAGATCTACTTTAGCAAGAGCAGAACCAGTATCATGTATTTGAGTAGAGTTAGCACCTGCATCCATAGCAGCAATGATTAGCTCATCTGTTTTTCTACCAAGAGCAGCAGCAGCAGATTGCGCTACAGCCTGACGCTCGTTGATATTTGTTTTCAACTCATCAAGCTTGTCGATGTATTCAGCAGCGTAAAAGTCGCTCATTGATACTTCAACATTGGTATGTGCAAGTTCCATTGGAGTTACATTACCATTGCGTGATTTAGTTGTTGCTGATCCAGTGCCTATTTTCTGGAATCGTGCAGTTGATCCTGACACATTTGTAGAGCGAATAGTGTTCCGCAGCTTGGAACCCATACGCTGATACGCCATGTGAACTTCAGTTTCAAACTGCTTTATAAAGGCTTGGTCTATTGTATTAGCCATTTTTACAGTCCTTAATTGAGTTTCCGATTGCTACGAGTATCCACGTTTACACGTCAGTTCGGGTATCCATAAGGGCCGATCAGTGCACTACGGGTCGTAATAATTTATTATAAACATCATCTTGTTCAGAATTGCAACGCACAAATTCAACAAATCTATTATCATTACTCATTTCAATAGGCTCAAATCCAAGCCAACATGCCCAGTTTAGCATATGTTCGTTCTTAGAAAGGATAGTCATAGTAATGATTGGATGCAGTTTATCAAACATATTTAACAAAGCTTTAGACATCTTTGCTGTTAAGATAACGTTATGCTCTAAGCTGTTTGCAAATATAGTAAACATTTGCGGAGACTCTTCTAAGAAAGAAAGGCCTCCCACAAAAACTATATTACCATATTTATTCCTGCAAACGTAAGACTCTGTATCATTAAATATTTCAGAAAGAGCTTGATTTACAGAATCATACCCAAAGTCTTTGATCTCTAGTTTATTAGAAGAATGCATAATATGTTCAAACTCTTCTACATGATAATCTAGCATTGGGGTAAGGTAAGCCCTACCCCTTTTAATTATTTGCTTTTCACTATCTATAGAGTTTTTGGAAACCATCATTTACTTCTTGTATGAAATCATTGTTTCTTCGAGCAGGATGCCAGTATCTTTCATCTTGCATCATCTCCCTTAAAACCTGTTCTGTAATCTTTCCAGATGGAGTGCTGTCACTACCCATAGATGGAGACTGTAGTTTTTCCATAACAAACTCAAGAGCCATAAGACCTTCAGCAGTTTCAGTTAGCCTCTCAATAGATTCCATATGCTCTTCTGGGAAGAACTGCTTAGAAAATAATGCAGCAGCTTCTATTCTAGCATTGGCGTTATCACCAAGCTTTTCTATCTCAGCCTCAGTATCTACCATCTCTCCCTGAGTTGCTTGCATTACTTTCTCAATGCCTTCCTCAAACTCAGACTGACTAAACCCATAAGTAAATGCGTGATCTGCCCACCATTTAAGAACATCACTATCGATAGCACTTTCTTCGTCTACATAGTCAGGCAGTAAGTAATCTCCTGCGCTATCTGGTCTATCCTTGAAGCTTTCTGCTTCTATTTCTTTTAACACCTCAGATCGAATATCTTCATCCTTAGTGCCTAACTTAGACTCAAGCTCCTTGTAAGCTTTAGCTAAGTCCTCACCAGATTTGTATTTCTCAGGCAACCATTCTGGTCGATCCTCTGTCTTAGCCTCTAAATCTTCTGCTACTACAAAGTCTCTTTCCTCTTGTGGAGGCAGTTCTGTTGTTGCTTCTGCTTCTTGAACTTCTTCATTCATTATTCTTTACCTTATGTGATCTTTGGACATGACGTTCTATTAAGCCAACTAAATAACGTTGACCCTCTAAATGACGCAACTCATCAGTAGAAATATTAGGACCACTAACCATTTCTATAGTTACACTACGCAAGTATTTAAGAATTTCTTGACCAGTAGGTTCAGAAAACAAAGAGCCAAAGTTAAGGCTTATTCTATCTTCTTCTGCTTTCTTTCTTGCTATTCCGTCTAAACCAATGTGACTATTCTGCGGCAATAGGTGGCCCTGCTAATTGTTGCTGTTGCTGCATCTGTTGCATTTGCTGCATCATTGCAACTATCTCTCTACGCTCATCTGCATCACGAATCAACCCATCAGGTACACCAAACTTTTTAGCTAGGTGAATAGCAGTCTCTTCTGAGTTAATTAATACATTAGTTGTATCAGGACCAAAGTAAGCATTAACAAGTTCTAGAAATCTAGAAACAGAGGTAATGTCTTGATTCGATTGAGCTTGCGCTAGAGGTGAAGAAGATCTTATTTTTACTTCTCTACCATTAACAGTAGGCATTTCTATACGCCCCTGCTTCTTGAGAATATAAATTACTCTTTGCAAAACAGGCTGCACTAACTCAGCTTGCAGTCTACCAAATGCTGACCCTATCCTGCGTGACAAATCTGCCATACGTTCAGCAACTTCTGTAGCAGATGCAGGAGTTCTGTCTGGATTTCCTAGCATATCATTGTATAATGCGCGTTTTATATTCAAGCGCATATCGCTCAGAACTATATCAGCAACATCAAATCTTCCTGCCGATTGGATTGGCTGCAATCCACCCGATTGAGGTGACTTTGGTATTATCGTGCCAGGGACTAAATTGATAGTATCTGGGTTAATGATGCCATCATCATCCATCTGGTAAATGCCAGAGATAGCCATCTGTGCATTTTCTAATATTAACTGAATGGTAAGATTGGTAGTCTTGATAGCAGATAAAGCATTAATCAATGGGCCTCTGCCGTATACTTCCCCTGCACACTTAGACCATCTAAAACAAACATAAGGATTAGAACCAACACCCTTAAACTGTTGTTCTTTGATGTAAGTTTTAGTAGCCATATCTATTACATAAAGAAGGTATGCTTCCTCATTTCGTTTACTATAATCTTTGCAAAGAATCTCTAGTAAAGTACACTTACCTTCTGGGTCTCTTTGCGCTCGTTGCTGTACTTTAGGATCAAGCTTTGCATCAGGATACAAGATTATTATTTCAGAGTTTCTAATACCTTTTCTTTCTCTAAATACATGATCTATCTTATCATCAGGACCAGTATCTAAAACCACATGCGGTAATGGTATTGCAGAGAAAGTAACAGGGTTTATTGCATCACCCTCATCTACACATAGTACACCAGTACCTACTGCTAGATCCATAAATGCTTCATGTACTTCCTGAGAGAAGTTTGAGTTCTGTAATATTTCAAATACATACTCAGTGATCTCATCAAGATCATTGTCTACAAAGTCCCTTTCACTCTTGGGTATTTCAGATCCTGCAATTAAATCTGCCCAACGTGCAAAGTTTGGAACTAATCCCGATTGGAGCCTCGAAGCAAACTCTTGAACGCCAACCACCGCTGTTTCGTCAAAGATCTTATCATCTCTGCGTTGACCTGCTGTTTCGTAATAAAAAGACTCACGCTGCGGTAAAGCATACTCATAACATTCTTCAAAGAGGTCAACAAAGTTTTGCCTATGTGCTTTAGCTTTTTCATATCGTTCTAACTTCTGTTTTGGATCATGCATTATAAAAACCTACTGTAGTAGCCGATTCCACCAGTAGAACCAGTAATTAAAGATCTTCTGCCAGTGCCGCCTCTACGACCTGTACCTGCCTGTCTTGTCTGTACATTCAATTCTCTTTCAGTGCCAGATAAAACTCTTCTTCCAGAACCAACCTCTCTGTCTCTTTCTATTCTTCTTCTTAGTAAAGATTGCTTTGCCCTAGCCCTTTTTATTCTCTGTCGCCTTAGCTCATCTTGGGCTAAAAGCTCTTGTGCCTCCATAGCCTCTTCTGGGTCTTGGGTGTAAATACTTTCTGGGGTAACAGACGTTTGACCAACACTAGTACCAATAGTTCCAACAGGAGCAGTTGTTGTAGTAGTGGTTGGAGTAGTAGTAGTTTCTTCTGTAGTAGTTGTTGTGGTCGGTGTAGTAGTTGTTTGATCTCTAAGAGCAGCTTGTTTAGCTTTCTTTTGTTTCTTCTTTTTTCTTGCTACAGAAGCTGCTCTTGCAGGGTTAGCATCAAATGCTTCCTTACCTGCCGTTGCCTTTTGTTCGTAAGGCCTTGGTGTTGGTTTGGTCACAGGTTTTGATACTGTAGTAGCCTTTCCAGAAGGGCCTACCTTTTTTGCAGTTTTACTTTTTGTTGTTTTAGCTTTTGGTGCACACATAACAAAACTCCTCGTTACCTATTGGTAAACACAATTCAAAACAAATTTCAACGCACAAGTGACCAAACGCTAGGCTTGTTTGCCACACTTTTAGGTTTCCTGTTAAATATATCATAGTCTTTTCTAGCTTGAACTACCTGAGAAGGTTTCTGATTTGACATCAAAGCTCGCCCTTCTCCTGCACCCAACAACAAATATTGTAACGCATCGTGTATGTGAGAGTACATATTCTTATCAGGTTTGTCTGCGTATCTCTCACCACTTACTTCCATACGCTTGTAAGCATAGCCACCTTCAAAACCCTTGATAAGTTGTTGGCATCTTCTATCCATCAAAAACGCAGGTTTACCTTCAACCATCTTGTTAAGTTGCTGCGCCACTGACTCCAAGCGGAGATCCACCGAATTGCTCGGAGCGGGAAAAGCACGTAGACCTGCACCTCTAAGTATGTGGAAAGGGGTAGATTCGTCCGTCTGCGCCCTAAAATCACCTGCTGGATCACCATATATATAGACATCGGAAGCTTCAGAAAACCTAGTAGCAATTTCATTTCTTAGAACCTCTGCAAATCTAACAATGCCCATATCAAAAGCTACAACCTCTGATTGTATTA